AAGCTGTCGTATGACGGGAGCAACGCTAGCACCTTCACGGTCGATGCCACCGGAGAACTGACCATCGACAACAACTCCAATGTATACACCTTTGGGGATTCTGGCGGCAGCCAGGTAATAGTCGTCGACGCCGCCGACGACAGCAACTCGGACCTCTACCTCAACACGGATGCCCACCACCTTTGCATCCGTGCAATGGGCGGGTTCAACCAGGGCGTCATCAGCCTAGGCGACGACTGCGGAAGGCAGCTTGTCCTTTGCGACGCCGACATGCGGGGCGAGGACTGGGAGCACGATGTTCAGACCAACCCGACTCTCTACATCCACAGCGCCGAGGATCCGGACACCGACGAGACTCAATGGGTGAGTCTCGCCCACGACCAGACCGACGCCCAGCTAGAGGTTGGAAAAGGCAGTCTGGTTCTTAAACCTGCAATTGCAACTGAGTTTTATGCTAATACTGTTGCTCCAACAATTCCTGCAGGAATCTCTGGTGCTGTTACTAGCAAGGTACAATCTAAGCGTACAATCGGTGGAATAACTGAATTGACGACTGTCTTGACAGTTGATCTTGGCAATGGCTCAGTTGTATCCTCAGGTACACAGTATGATTGTGTTGCTTATAATAATAGTACTGCTGCTTATGTTGCTGATTTTCAAGACAGCACTTATGGTAGTGTCTTTGACGTCAAGTTGGTCTGGACAGAAGCTCCGATGATCAGTACCACAACCATTAAGATGGCTCTAGTTGCTCAGACTGATGGCACTAAAACATTTGATGAAGGTCTTAGAGCTAGTGGTTATGTAGATATATCAAACCTACCAGGGGTGAGCGCTCAAACTACTGATGCTGGACTGATCTATACAACTGCAGGTACGATCTTGAGTGGTGTTGGTGTATCTGCTCCTATTAATATGCTTCTAGACGGTTATCGTTATCTGTATTTTTGCAATGCTGATACAAATGCTGGGACATATACTGATGGTATCTGCAAGATTATTATAACTGGATATGATCTCTAAGTGTGGCTAAACAATCTAAGAAAGCTTTAGAAGAAGTCAAGAAGTGTCAAGGAGACTTTGCCTACTTCTGCAAGTATCTTAAGATTCTAGATAAGAGTGGCAACATTGTTCCCTTCAAGCCAAACTATGCACAAAAAGATTTCTATCAAACTTTAGAAAAAAATCCGTGGATATATACTTTGAAGGCAAGGCAGTTGGGTATGACAACTGCAATTGCTGCTCACCTCTTTTGGAAAGTACTTTTTACGCCCAACTTTAAGTGTGCCGTTCTGGCACATACTCAACAGGCATCAAAGAACATCTTTGAGATCTACCATAGATTTCATCAATACCTACCTAAGTTTCTTAAGTTTAAGTGTGATACTTCTAACGTTAATGAGTTAAAGTTCTTTCATGGCGGTGGCTTGAAAGTATCTTCAGCTACATCTTCTCACTTTAGAGGTTCAACATTTAATGCAATCCATGCATCAGAGCTTTGCTTCTATAATAATTTAAAAGAAACAATTGCATCAATCTTCCAGACTGTTGCTGATAACTCAGAGATCATTATTGAAACTACAGCCAATGGACTTAATGAAGGCTATAGGCTATGGATGGAAGATAATGGTTTTGGTAAACTGTTTATTCCATGGTATACAGATAAGACCTATGTCTCCGCTCCCTTACCTAACAAAGGGTTAGATGAGTTCGAACGTAAGTACAAAGCCAAGTATAACCTCACCAACAAACAAATGGGGTGGGTTAGGAAGACTATCGATATTAGGTGTGGTTCTGATATCAATATCTTTCATCAAGAGTATCCTGCTTCTGCTGCACTAGCCTTTATTACAACTGGTACTAAGTTCTTTAATTGTTCTTTCCCTGAGGCTATTAAACTAGAAGAAGAGGGTCTAATAGAGTACTCTCCTCCTGTACAGTATCGTTCATACGCCATGGGAGTCGACTCTGCAAGTGGTTCACCAACTGGTGACTATTCTGCTGCAGTTGTTGTTGACATCACTGATAGACGAAAGATGTTTGTAGCTGCCACCTATTACAAGAGAGAACCCCTCTCAGAGTTCGCTTCAGCCTGTCTATTGTTAGCTAAGAGGTATGATGCCCTAGCCTGTATAGAATCTAATAGTATTGGTATGTCCGTCATAGACAGATTCCAAATGGATAATTATGTGCACCTTTATAGGAGAACACAGTTTGATAAGATTGGTAATCAGTGGGTGGAGAAGTTAGGATTTAATACATCACCACAGACAAGACCAATGATGTTGGCTAGATTGCAAGAACATATTAATAAGAAGTGGTTAAGCCCCGTGTGTCAAAGAATCAAATACGAAATTAATTCTTTTGTATATAATCAGAATGGCAAACCCGAAGCAGCCTCTGGTCAACATGATGACCTTGTGTTTGCTACTGCCTTGGCTTTGATGAGTATCGATCAGGCAGACTCTTATACTATGGAAGTTGAACAGAAGAGTAAGCCACATACATTGGCTGGAATTTTAGAATGGGAAGCCAACACAGGAAAGCTTTATAAAGACAATCAGAGTTTCTTTGATGACGAACCTTTGTTTAAGAATCCAATGTCAACTGCACAGCAGTTAGACAAGAAGTTAGGAATTGTATGAGTGAAAAAGTAGATTGGAAAGCACTCAATGAAAAGGTTGCTAATATGAAACCTAGAAGAAAGGGTACCTCTCAGCTTACCTTTAGAGAGATTGAAGAAATTAAAGAGAAAGTATGGTGGGAAGAGTACGATGTCCCTGGTGGTATAGTTAGATTGGCTAAAGAGTATAACTGCCCTAAGGGACTAGTCTCAAGATATAAAACATTAACCGCCCAAGGAAAGGGATGGAAAGGTTAATCGTAATATTTGAAAATTTTGTATATTTATTATGAAAAGTGTGGGGCATAACCCGTCGTGACAGGCACGTAAAACTGGAGGTAACAAATGCCACTTTTGGACAATACAGCGTTAGAAAGCCTAGGAGAAGTACTAGACCAAGACTTCGAACCCAAAGCTGATGATTCCTCGCTAGAATCGAAACAAGAGGAACAGGTAACACCTGAGCCTCAGACAGAAGAAGCTCCCTCGGAGGAGTCAACAGAAGTAGATGAATCTGGACATCCGATTCCATATGGCAGATTCAAGAGTGTAGTTGAGACTAGGAATACACTGCGGAGTGAGAACGATACTCTCAAAGCTCAATTACAAGAAATGGAGAGTCGATTTAAGAATATTAAGACTCCTGTTGCTGGGTCGGTTGAACCATCCCCTACGGAACAGACAGATTGGTTAGATGATTATCTTGCAAAAGATACTGTTCAATCTGGAGTACCCGAAGGTTATCGTGATGAGACTACTCAATACCAGCAATTAGATTCTAGGATTCAACAGTTTGAGATTAGAGAAGCTCAGAGTGAACTTCAACTTGAACTGCAATCAGCAAAGGCTAAATACCCTGCTGTTAATGATGACATTCTTCTTCATGCAGTCATTCAGGATCCCACTGTGGATGTAATGGATGTTGCAGAAAAGTATAATACTTATGTTGCCTCAATTGAGGAAAGAGCAATTGCTCGCCATCTAGAGGAGAACAAGCCTAAGGCTGCTCCTAGATTAAATGGTGTTTCTTCTGGGCATACCCCAGGCAGCAATGCTGCCAAAGGTAAGCCAAGAACTATGGCAGAAGCCCGTGCTGCTGCTTTAGAATTTTGGAAAACTAGCTAACATAAGGAGGATTTTATAATGCCAGCTACTTTAGATACGCTTGATTCTGTCCTAAAGGAATTTTATCTCGGACCAATTCAGGATCAATTAAATAACGAGGTACTCGCACTTGAACTCATGGAGAAGGCAAGTGTAGATTGGAGTGGGAAGAGGGTTATCATCCCTGTTCATACTTCTCGGAACTCCGGTGTAGGTTACCGGGCAGAAGGTGGTACGCTACCTACTGCTGGAAGTCAGGGCTTTGCTCAACTTCAGGTACAAGCCGAGTTCATGTATGGTCGGTTCGAAGTTTCTGGACCTGCCATCGCTGCTGCCAAGACTGGTGGCAAAAACTCATTCATCAGCTATGTTGATGCTGAGATGACCAAGCTCGTTTCGGATATCCGCAATGAGGCTAACCAAACCACTTTCTCAGGTGGTCGTGTTATCGGTTATCTAAATGAGAAGAAAGATAAGGGCAACGGCGCGCTGTGGGAGTTTAGTGGTGACATTGCTAAACTTAAGGAGCTTGTTGATGAAGCACTGGCAGTAGATAAGCTAGCTTTATGTGTTCTTAATGGACGAGATCTACAACCATGTGATCCAGGGGATGCTGCTGATTCAATTGCTGACTGTATAGCTGTCAATACAACTACCGGTCTTATCACTCTTAATACGCTTGATACTACCGGTGTTCCTAATGGTGTTGCTTGTCCAGTACTGCTCCGCGCGGCTGACCAGCCCGCTGTCGTGCTTGCAGCCGCAACAGTTAATTCTCT